CTTCATCATCCCCCCGTCGAGCCGCAACACCCTGATGGGCTTGGCTCGCTACACCGAGCAGGCTTTTGTGGGTGACGGCAACGCTATCCGCAATGGTGAGATCGGCAACCTGTACGGCATCCCCGTATTTGTGACCAGCAATGCCGACTTCGGCGCTGGTAACAGCGGTGCTGACCGTATCTGCTTGATGGGCCATCGTGATTCGATGGTTCTGGTTGAGCAGATGGGTGTTCGTACCCAGACCCAGTACAAGCAAGAATACCTTGCTAACTTGCTGACCGCTGATACTCTGTATGGCGTGAAAGCAATGCGTACTGCGGCTACAACTGGTGCGGCTCTGTCTTCCAGCGCCTTCGCTCTGGCTGTTCCTGCCTAATTGCAGTTGCCATCCCCTTCCCTGACGGGCGGGGGGTGGTCTTTTTTTAACCTGTAATTGGAGGAATGAAAAATGGCAACCGCAACTTCTGTAACTACCCGTCGTGGTAATGACCAATTCCGTGGGCTGTTCTCTGACACTTGGCTTGTCAAGGCAACTTTGGATGCTGGTTCATTGGTTGATGGCGCTGGTGAAACCGATGATGTGACTGTCGCTGGTGTTGCTCTTGGCGATATGGTGATTGGCGCATCTTTGGGCGTGGATTTGGTTGGTTTGACTGTGACTGGTTATGTCAGCGCAGCCAACACTGTCAAATTCCGCATCCAGAACGAATCTGGTTCGACTGTGGACTTGGCTTCAAGCACACTGCGAATCGTGATTGCCCGTTCGCTGGCTTAATCAATAGGGGGGCTAATAACCCCCCTTCTCTTATCAGAGGCTTTCATGGCAACATTTCGCTGCAAGAGAAGCGGTCAGACCGTAACTTTTACACTTCAGCATGACATTGACAGCATGAGAGGTCATCCTGACTATGTATTGGTTGATGAGGAAACTAATGAGGAAAAACCCTTAGTTAGCCCTGATGCCGTTAGGACTGACACTGCTTTCAGTGCGCCTGTGCCTTCAGGGAAGAAACTTGGTCGTCCACGCAAAGAGGTAGCAAATGTCTGAGATTGATGCTCGTGAGTTTGGTCAACTGGAGGCTGAAGTTCGTCAGCTTCAGAAAGATGTGACTGAACTCCGTGATGATGTAAAAAAACTGCTTGAACTTGCCAACCAGAGCAAGGGTGGGCTATGGATGGGAATGGCAATGGCCTCCTTTATTGGAGGCATAGTCACTTTTGTGACTGGAAAGCTGATCAAATGAAAGAAGGTCTGCTCTCAGGGGTAATCTGCCCTACTGCAACTCAGGATGTCAGCACAAACCTGAAGAACAGAAACCATGCTTTCAAGGAGTATGGCTACGGCCCTCCTAACCCTAATGAGCCTAATGAGGCTTTCTGGCTGAAAAAAGCCAAAATGTATAACGCTCCTACGGATTCCATCAAGGGAATGCGTTGTGGCAACTGTGCGGCCTTCATTCAGACCCCGAAAATGATGGAATGTATCGTTTCTGGGCTGGAAAAAGATGAAAAAAGCAACGAATTGAGCTATGACGAGCAATTCGTGAAGGCCGCTGACCTTGGATACTGCGATTTGTTCCAATTCACCTGTGCTTCGGCCCGTACTTGTGATGCTTGGAAGTCTGGTGGGCCAATAACCAAGGATTAACCATGAAAAAACCGTCGATGGGCATGAAAAAGGTGGGCAAGGTTATGCACGAGTACAAGGAAGGAACCTTGCATTCTGGCAAAAAAGGCCCAGTGGTCAAGTCTCGCAAGCAGGCGGTGGCTATTGCCTTGTCTGAGGCTGGGATGTCTAAGCCCAAGAAAAAGGGCATGAAATGAAGCCGATCTGGGAACAAAAGCGTCCCAAGAGCCTTGGTAAGCCTAAAACCCTGACTCCCGCTAAGAAAGCGGCGGCTAAAAAGATGGCTAAAGAGGCTGGTCGTCCTTATCCAAACATGGTGGATAACATCCGTGCAGCGAGGAAAAAATGAAATCTCCTGCTTGGCAAAGAAAAGAGGGGAAATCTCCCTCTGGGGGGTTGAACGCCAAGGGCAGAGCCTCTTATAATGCGTCAACAGGGGGCAATTTGAAGCCTCCAGTTAAAAGCGGCGACAACCCTCGACGGGCCTCCTTCTTGGCAAGAATGGGCAATATGCCTGGGCCTGAGTATAAAGATGGTGAGCCGACAAGACTACTCCTATCCCTCAAAGCCTGGGGCGCAAGCTCAAAAGCAGATGCTAAGGCGAAAGCCAAGGCGATTTCTGCAAGAAACAAGGCAAAGAGGTGATCAATGGCTCTGCCGACATATCTTGAAATCGTAAACGATGTTCTCACTCGTATGCGTGAGACTACTGTTACGACTGTCTCTCAGACTACGACATCAACACTGGTTGGCAAGTTTGTTAATGACGCAAAGCGGCAAGTCAATGATGCGTTTGACTGGTCTGCCCTGAATACTGCTGTCAATGTCACCTTGGTTTCTGGGCAAACCGACAATTACACTCTGACTGGCTCAACAGCCAAATTCAAGATTGTTGACATCATCAATACAACGAAGTTTTACCAAGTCGGACTGGTTTCGGCTGCTAGGTATGACACGATGTATTACTCAACAGCCACCCCTCCGAGCACCATTGTGAACTATGTTGCACTGGATGGACTGGACTCTAACGGCGATCAAAAGATCAAGTTTTATCCTGCCCCTAGTTCTGCTGACAATGTTCGCTTTTCAATCATTGTCCCTGAAGTAGATTTCAGTGCTGACACGGACACCACGAAGATGCCAGAAGATGCAATCATCTTTGGCGCTTTGGCTCGTGCTCTGGTTGAGCGTGGAGAAGATGGTGGGTTGAGTTCTTCTGAGGCTTTTGGCTTGTATCGTGCGGCTTTGGCTGATGCGATTGCCATTGAGAACTCTCGTGACCCCAGCAAATACGCTTTCGAGGCCATTTAATGTCTCAAAGACTGCAAACCTACTCAATCACAGCGCCAGGATTCTTTGGGCTGAACACACAAGATTCATCTCTTGATCTTGCGTCTGGGTTTGCTTTAGTTGCCAACAACTGCATCATTGACCAGTATGGTCGTATTGGTGCTCGTAAGGGCTGGACGAAGGTAAATTCGTCTACGAATGCAGACCTTGGAACGAACCAGATTCAGGCGATTGGCGAATTGATTGCCAATGATGGCACTTCATACATCATCTGTGCTGGAAACAACAAACTCTTTAAAGTCAGTGGCACTTCACTTGTGACATTGACCTATGGGGGGGGAGGTACTGCCCCGACAATCAGTGCTAACAACTGGCAGATGGCTACTTTAAATGGCGTTTTGGTGCTATTCCAATCAGGCCATGACCCTTTGCAGTTTGACCCGAGTGTTTCTACAACGACCTTCAAGCGAATTAGCGAGGCATCTGGCTATGCAGGCACTGTCCAGCTTGGGAACTGTGTTCTATCTGCTGCTGGTCGTCTTTGGAACGCAAGCACATCGACAAACAAAGTGGTTGTCCAGTGGTCTGACTTGAAGGCTCATCAAACCTATACGGGTGGTTCGTCTGGGACTTTGGATACGACTACTGTATGGCCTAATGGCACTGACACCATCGAGGCGCTTGGATTCCATAACGGATTCTTGTTCATTTTTGGCAAGAACAACATTCTGATTTACTCAGGTGTTGATGACCCTGCCACGATGACTTTGTACGATGTTGTGACTGGCATTGGTTGCATTACAAGAGATTCTTTGGCATACACAGGCACAGACCTTATTTTCCTGTCTTATACAGGAGTTCGGTCTGTTTTGAGGACGATTGCTGAGAAGTCTGCTCCTTTCCGTGACTTGTCTAAGAATGTTCGCAATGACTTGATGGGCATTGTGAACAGTGAGACATTGGCAAACATCAATGCTGTCTATTCCCAGAACGATGCCTTCTATTTGCTGACATTGCCAAGCAGAGACATTGTTTACTGCTTTGACATGAGGGCTGGACTGCAAGATGGAGCCGCCCGTGTGACCACATGGGACTCAATTCTGCCGAGAAGCCTATTTGCCTCGCAAAATGGCACTCTCTACATTGGAAAAGAAGGGTACTTGGCTACTCATACTGGTTATAACGATAACACTTCTACATATCGGATGCAGTATGAAACAAACCATACCGACCTTGGTGAGCCAACAGTCACAAGCATTTTGAAGAAGATCATCCTGACTGTCATTGGTGGCTCAAACCAATATGTGACGATCAAGTGGGCGTATGACTTTACTGGTGATTTCAGATCAGACAATGTGTTGATTCCAACACAAAGCATTTCTGAATATGGAGTTGCTGAGTATGGTGCAAATGGCTCACCAGTTGCTTACTATGCTGGTGGTGTTGCTATTCAAAGGCTTATTTCCACTGCCAGCGGGTCTGGGAAAGTTGTTCAAACTGGATATGAAGCAGAAATCAATGGAAGTCTGTTGAGTTTCCAAAAGATTGAGATTCATGCCAAGAATGGCAAAGTGATGTAAGGAATAAATCATGGCGAATTACACGAAATCCACAAACTTTGCTTCCAAAGACTCTCTTGCCTCTGGTAATGCCAACAAGATTGTTCGTGGAACTGAGATTGATACTGAATTCAATAACATTGCCACTGCAATTGCGACTAAGGCAGATGGAACATTCACTAACTTCTCATTCGTTGAGACTTCTGGTGTTTTGTACATTGTCTCTAGTGGCACGAGTGTGGCAAAGATTGATGGCTCAGGAAACTTGACTGTGCTTGGCAATGTCATCGCTAACGGGACGGTGTAAATATGAAACCCTCTGAAATCATCACGGCAGATGCAAAGCGCAATGGTGTGAATCCTGCGCCGATTCTGAACAAACTTGGTCGCAGTTTGAAAGAAAAGAATGCGATTCTGATGCAATCTGGCAATAGCGTCCTGATTGTTCAGAAGATTGATAAAGGCATTGCTGAACTGCACCTTTACACGGTTGATGACCGAGCAGCATTGATTCGTGCATTGCGTGAGTTCATTGCAAAAATCCGTAGTTCAGACCTAGATGCAGTGTATGGCAATGCTGACAATCCGCAGATTATCCAAATGTTGAAGGCTTTGGGGGTTGAGGTCATTGATTCTGACTTGCCTGAGTACAACTGGAAAGCACTTGTTTAAGGAACGATCATGGGCGCAGTAACAACAGTAATTGACACAGCAACCGATGTCGTAGGTGGTGCAGTTGATGCAGTCAGCAATCTTGGTTCTCAAGTTGATGATTTCGTCAATGATGAAATCCCTGGAGGCTGGGCAACAGTTGGACTAGCCGCTGGTGTAGCCGCTGGCCCCGATCTTTTTGCGGCTGCTCCTACTGGAACTGAAGGCGGTCTTTTAGGTGGTTTGGCTGAAGATGTTGCGGCTCAACAAGCTGCCGCCGCTGGAATGGCTGGTGCAGATTATGGCTTGGCTGGCATGACGCTTGCTGATGAGGTTGCCGCACAACAGGCTGCTGCCGCTGGCATGACTGGAGCAGGAGCAGGTGCTTTAGGAGCCGCTGGTGCTGGTGCTCTTGGTGCTGGCGCCGCTGGTGCAGGCGGCGCTCTTGGTGCTGGAGGTGCTGGTCTACTAAGCGGAGCCGCTTCTGGTATTGTTAAAGGATTGACTAGCCCTCAGACAACTCAAGGGTTGTTGACTGGTGCAGGAGGTCTGATTCAAGGTCAGCAAGATATTGAGGCTCGTCGTCAATTGGCAGATCAACTTCGTGCGGCGGCTCAACAGGCTTCTGCACAGGCTCAATTCCGACCTGTTGGCATCACAACTCGATTTGGCACATCAAACTTCCAAGTTAATCCGCAGACTGGGCAATTAGAGGCTGCTGGATACGGCGTTTCTCCTGAAATGAAGGCTCTGCAAGACCGTTTGATGGGCTTGGCAGGCACAGGATTGACTCAGGCAGAGCAGGCTCAAGCAGAATTTGCTCCTTTGGGCGGTGCGGCACAAGGTCTATTTGGTCTTGGCGAGAAGTATTTGGCTCGTTCACCCCAAGAAGTTGCCCAGCAGTATGTTGAGCGTCAACAAGCCGTTTTGCGCCCTGAACAAGAGCGTCAATTGGCAAGCATTCAGAATCGCTTACAGCGCACTGGTCGTGGTGGTTTGGCGGTGGCTCAAGGTGGTGAATTGCAACCCACTAGCCCTGAGTTGGCGGCATACTACAACGCTCTTGCCCAGCAGAATCTGCAACTAGCCGCCCAAGGTGAGCAGGCTGGTCAACAGGCTACTCAGTTTGGTGCAGGGTTGTTTGGTCAGGGAGCCAACTTGCTTGGTCAGCGTTATGCTGGTCAGCAGGCTGCTTTGACACCGTTTAGTCAGTATTTGGCTGGTGTTAGCGGAATTGAGACTCAGGCTCAACAGCCTTTGGGTCTGTCTGCAAACTTGGCTAATCTGGCTTCTACGGCTGGTTATCGTGCTGGTTCGCTTGGGTTGCAAGGCAACTTGGGTGCGGCTCAAGCGATATATCCTGCCAATGCTTACAGCCCTGCCTCTCAGATTTTGGGTGGCTTAGGTCAGAGTCCTTTGGCGGCTGGATTGATTGGTCAAGGCGTAAGTGGTTTACTTGGCGCTGGAATTGGAATGCTTGGCAGTGGAACACAGGCTTCTCTTGCCAACACTGCTCTAGGTAGTTCAGGGTTTGGCACTGGCCTTGCCTATGGAAACCAAGATTACGGTCTGTTTATCTAAGGAGCAAAGAATGGCAACAGACATTGTTGGAAGCCTGTTTGGTGTATCTCCTGAGATGTACCAGCAGCAGATGAATCGTCAGGCACTTTCGGATGCCATCAAAATGCAAGAACTTAGCCCTTTGCAGAGGGCTGGGGCACTGACACAGGCTGGTGCTTACATGGCTGGTCAGGGCATTGGCGGTGCTTTTGGCATTGAAGACCCGATGCTGAAGATGATCAGTAATCGTAATGCTCTGGCTCGTCAGTTTGATGTCAATACGCCAGAAGGTTTAGGCCAGTTTGCTCAAGCATTGCAACAGGCTGGAGACATTCAAGGTGCTTTACAGGCTGCTAATGTTGCAAATCAAATGGCTAGTCAAGTTGCAAAGACTCGACTTAGCCAACAACAATTGGCTTCTGCTGAGATTACTGGTCAGCGTGAACAGCAACTTCAGTCGGCTTTGTCTCAATTGCCTGAAGATGCTACTGAACAACAAATTCAAGCCATTTTGCGTCGTTATGGCGACCCCAAGACTGTTTTGCAAGCAATAGAGCGTAAGAGTAATCTTGAGGCGCAACTTGCGGAGCGTCGCCGCATTCAAGAAGATCAAAATCAATTCCGTCGTGAGCAGATGGACAAAGATCAAGATTTCAAGCGTGAATTGGCTCGTTTACAGGCTGATTTGAAGGCTGGAACTACCTCTTTGCAGCAACAATTGATTCAAGAAAAGATTGATGCGTTGCGGCAGAAGAAACAGGATGCTATTGAAAAGCAATTGTCAACCGCTGAAGGTGTTGTTGACAATACAAAGGTTGTGCTGGACAAGATTGTTGAAGCTGAGAAATTGGTGGGCAGAGGAACTACTGGTGTTGGCAGTTACTTATCAATTGTCCCTGGAACTCCTGCAAAAGAGCTTTCAACTGTTCTTGGAACAATCAAGGCTCGATTGGGCTTTGATCAGCTTCAACAAATGCGTAATGCTAGTCCGACTGGAGGCGCTTTGGGTCAAGTTTCCAACAGGGAATTGGCATCTCTCGAAGGCGCACTGTCGTCGCTTGATCAAGGACTATCTCCTGATGCGCTTCGTCAGAATCTGAGGCAAATCAGAGAAAGCTACACTCGTTGGCAAAATTCTGCTTTGGGCAAATTGCCTGAAGAGCGCCAGCGTCCTGATGTAACTGGTGCTGGTGGCGTGGTAGATTTCAATTCACTGAAATAAGGTGATGACATGGATGTTCGTCTTCCAAATGGAACTGTAATCAAGAATGTGCCTGAAGGAACATCCAAGGCGCAAATTCAGGCTCTAGCCATTAGGAATGGGTTAGCCAAAGAAGCAGATTTTGGCGCAGTTCCTCAGGCACAAGAATCTGAAGATTCTGGAGCAATGTATTCACCAGAAGGAATACCTTTAATTGCGACAAGAGAAATGCCAACAAGACAACAGGTTTATCAAACAATCAAGCCTGTTATTGCGCCAACTGTTGAGGCGCTTGGCTCTGTTGCTGGAGGCGTTCTTGGTGCGCCTGCTGGCCCGATGGGGATGCTTGGCGGTGCTGGCCTTGGCTATGGCATAAGCAAAGAGGCTTTGAACCTTGCAGATATTTATTTTGGCGGTCAGGCTCCAAGACAAGGCATTCAACAAGTAACAGAGCCTATTCAGAATATCCTTGAAGGCGCAACTTATGAGGCCGCTGGTCGAGTTGCTGCGCCATTGATTGCTCGTGGCCTTGGAAGAGTTGCTGATGTTGTTTTGCCCTCTGCACCATCTTCTGCACAACTAAAGGCTGGTCAGATTGCAAGGGAGACTCTTGGAAAAGACTTGCCTGCGGTATTAGACATCCTTAAAAATGCCAAGCCTGGTCAGAGCGTGGCTGAAATTACCGCATCAATTGAAAACCCAACTTGGCAGGCTTTGGTGAGTAATGCTCTTGAGCGTGACCCACAGTTTGTTAGAAAAGTTCGGATGTTTGGTGAAGATGAGTCTTTGAAGGCTTTATCTAAGTTGGCTGGTGGAGAAAATGCCGTGAAACAGCTTTGAATCGTGCCAATCTTGGTAGAGCCGTTGCTGAATATGAGGCCGAGGCTGGAAAACTCTCCGCAGAAGCGGCGGATGAAGTTCAAAAAGTGCGTGATTTGATAAAGGCAGGTGAATTGGCTCAGGCTTCTGCCCGACTTGATTTGATCAAGCGTGGTCTTCCTGTTGGGCTTACCAAATACACATATAAAAATGAGTTAGCTGAGAAAGCCTTTGGAGAATGGTCAGACAGAGCTGCTCAGGCATCTCTTGATCTTGGTCAAGGCTCTCGATTCGCCCAAAGTGCGGCTGATGCTCTAAGAAGTGTTGGAATTAAGCCACTACAAGGCAATGCCTTGGCGCAAAGAATATCAAGCATTGCAGACAATCCGTCTTTTGCTGGAGATGATGTTCTGATTGGGGCTGTCAACAGTGTTGCCGATGACATTGCAAAATGGACTAATAACGGTGGAATCATTGATGCCCGTGCCTTAGATGCAATTCGCAAGAACTCTGTCAATGCTGCCATTCAAAAACTGCGTCCAGGCATGGATGCTACGGCGCAGAGAAACCTTGCATCCAAGGTGCTGACAGACATCAAGCCATTGCTTGTCAATGCCATTGAGGATGCTGGAGGCGTTGGTTATCGGCAGTATTTAGATGACTATGCCAAGGGTATGCAACGGATTGCCGAGAGAAAGTTATCTGGAGAGGCTCTGAGGCTCTGGAAAACCAATCCTGATGAGTTTGTCAGGCTGGTCAACAATGAGTCTCCTGAGGCCGTTGAGAAGATTCTTGGCCCTGGTCGATACAACATTGCTACCGAACTGTCTGACAATGCTTTGTCTACGCTTACAGAGCAGGCTCAAAAGCGTATGACTCAGCTTTCTGTGGCTGAACAGGCTTCTGAAGGCAAAAAAGCCTTGTCTGAACTGATTAAACAACAGACATCTGTGTTTAGATTTCCGTCTTTCCTAAGTTTCTGGGCTTCTGCTGGAAACAAGGCGCTTTCCGAATTTGAAAAGGCTGTTGGCAAAGAAACCATCAATTTGCTGACTCAGGCCATGAAATCCCCTGCTGGTGCTGCCAATATTCTTGAGCAATTGCCTGCGGTTGAGCGCAACAAAGTTCTTTCTTTGATGGCAGACCCGACGAAATGGAGCACTAAAACTGGCTTGACTGGCAGTGCGGTATTACGGGAGGCGGCACAGTCCCTAACTGAAGAGTAATCATGGAACCGATCAGCACTGCATTAGCCGCCTTTGCAGCCGTACAGAAGGCTGTACAAGTCATTAAACAGGCTCAGAAGACTGTTAATGATGTTGGCTCACTCGCTCCTATGCTGGGGCAGTATTTTGGGGCTAAGAAGGACGCTACGCAGGCGCTAGAGCAGGCCAAGAAAGAGGGTGGCTCATCCCTTGCCAAAGCAGTTGAGATTGAGATTCAACTGATGCAACAAAGGGAGTGGGAAGAGGGTCTGAAGATGATCTTCTTCCAGACTGGACGGGCTGATGTTTGGGAAGCCATCCAAAAGCGTGTGGCTGAGGGCGAACAGGCAGAGCGTGAGGCTCGTCGCCGTGCCAATGATGCCGCCAAGAAACGGGCTAAGAAGATGGCTCAGATGGTTGAGATAGGCATTGCTATTGGCCTTCTCGTGCTTCTGGTTCCTCCGCTGATCTGGGTGCTGATTCAGGGTTTGTTGTACGCCAAAGAACAAGGGTGGTTCAAATGAACGATGAAGACCCTATGGGCTACTTCCTCAAGAAGTTGGCCCTATACACCGTCGCCATGCTCTATATCGTGCTGTTGGCTGGCATTCTCACTGGTTGTGATATGCCTGAGTTCTACCGCTATCAGTGCATGGACTCAAAGAACTGGGATAAACCCGCCTGTAAGCGTCCTGAATGCGAGATTTTGGGCGAATGTCCTGACCAACTGATGAAGCCAGAACTGACTAAGGGGCAAAACAATGAACGCTGAAACTATTGA